CAAAATTTGCGTATTGGCTTGCCGTTGGAACCAATGCAAGTGCACATGCACAAATCCTCTAGATGGCAAAAAATAGAATATCCAAAGGAACTAAGTAAACTTAAAAACATATTTGACTGGAGGTCATATCCTGAAGATCAAAAAGAAAAGTGGTATGATTATATAGACGAAGAGTTTAAACGTAGAGACGAAGGTTTTTGGTTTATGAACAACGGTAAACCAACGTATATAACAGGTAGCCACTATATGTACTTACAATGGAGTAAAATAGATGTAGGCGCGCCTGACTTTAGAGAAGCAAATAGACTGTTTTTTATATTTTGGGAAGCTTGTAAGGCCGATAAAAGATGCTATGGTATGTGTTACCTTAAAAATAGACGTAGTGGGTTTTCTTTTATGTCGAGCGCAGAAACAGTTAATTTAGCTACTATATCAAGTGATAGTAGATATGGTATACTATCTAAAAGTGGTGCTGATGCTAAAAAAATGTTTACAGATAAAGTTGTGCCAATATCAGTTAACTATCCTTTCTTTTTTAAACCGATACAAGACGGTATGGATAGACCTAAATCTGAATTAGCGTATAGAGTACCAGCTAGTAAATTTACACGTAGAAAAATAGTAGCCAACGAACAGCAAGAAGACTTAGTTGGACTTGACACCACTATTGATTGGAAAAACACAGGTGACAATAGTTACGATGGAGAGAAACTTAATTTATTAGTACATGACGAAAGTGGTAAATGGGAAAGACCAGATAATATATTAAACAACTGGAGAGTTACAAAGACTTGTTTAAGATTAGGTGCTAGAGTAGTAGGTAAGTGTATGATGGGTAGTACTAGTAACGCTTTAGACAAAGGTGGTAGTAATTTTAAAAAGTTATACTATGATTCAGACGTTACAAAAAGAAATCGTAATGGACAAACAAAGTCTGGTTTATATTCTCTTTTTATCCCAATGGAGTGGAACTACGAAGGATTTATTGATGAACATGGACAACCTGTATTTAATAATCCAAGTGATGATGTATACGGACCAGACGGTGAATTAATAGATTATGGTATAGTTGATCACTGGAATAACGAGGCTGAAGGTTTAAAAAACGATCAAGATGCTTTAAATGAATTTTACAGGCAGTTTCCGCGTACTGAAGAACATGCGTTTAGAGACGAAGCAAAGAACAGTATATTTAACTTAGTAAAAATATACGAGCAAATAGATTATAACGACGGAACAAGAAACTCATCTACTTATTCCACTGGTAATTTTCAATGGGTTAATGGTATAAAAGATACACAAGTTATATTTTATCCAGATCCAAAAGGTAGATTTAATGTAAGTTGGTTTCCAGAACAACACTTACAAAATAAAATAATAATAAAAAAAGGAATTAAATATCCAGCTAACGAACACATGGGTGCATTTGGTTGTGATAGTTACGATATATCAGGAACAGTAGATGGAAGAGGGTCAAATGGAGCCTTACATGGTTTGACTAAGTTTAGTATGGAAAACTGTCCACCAAATCATATGTTTTTAGAATATATAGCTAGACCACAAACAGCTGAGATATTTTTTGAAGACGTATTAATGGCGTTGGTGTTTTATGGTATGCCAATGCTTGCAGAAAACAATAAACCAAGATTATTGTATCATTTAAAAAGAAGAGGATATAGAGGTTACTCTATGACTAGACCTGACAAGTATTGGAACAAGCTTTCTACTTCTGAAAAAGAAATAGGTGGTATACCAAACTCTAGTGAAGATATAAAGCAAGCACACGCGGCTGCAATAGAAATGTACATACAACAACATGTTGGTCATCTAGGCGATGGAAATTATGGAAACATATATTTTAATAAAACTTTAAATGATTGGTCTAGGTTTGATATAAACAAAAGAACAAAGTTTGACGCTACTATAAGTAGTGGTTTAGCGATAATGGCTTGTAATAGACATTTATATGCTCCAAACGTAAAGGTAGAAAAACCAAAACTTAATATAAATATCGCTAAGTATACTAATACTGGTAGCGTTTCAAAATTAATAAAATAATATGACATATACCGCTGTAAATAGTTATTTTCCTAGTCAAGTCGTAAGTGATGCGGAGAAGTTAAGTTATGACTACGGTTTAAAAGTAGCAAAAGCTATAGAGTTTGAGTGGTTTAGTAACGATACAAACCACACGCGATACGACAGTAATTATAGAAATTTTCACGAGTTAAGACTTTACGCACGTGGAGAACAATCAATAAAAAAATATAAAGATGAGTTATCTATAAATGGAGATTTGTCTTATTTAAATTTAGACTGGAAACCAGTTCCTATTATATCTAAGTTTGTAGATATAGTTGTTAACGGTATAGCCGAAAGAACTTATAATATAAAAGCATATTCTCAAGATCCTTATGGAGTTTCTAAAAGAACTGCATACATGGAATCTATAATAGAAGACATGAGAATGAAAAGTTTTGACGAGTTTACAAGCGAAAGCTTTGGTATAAACTTAGCTCAAAACGAACCAGATACTTTGCCTGGAAACGAAGAAGAATTAGCTTTGCACATGCAACTATCTTACAAGCAGTCTGTTGAATTAGCAGAGGAGCAAGCCTTAAATGTTCTAATGGACGGTAACAACTATGAGCTAATTAGAAAAAGGTTTTATCAAGATCTTACAGTTTTAGGTATAGGTGCTGTTAAAACAAATTTTACAACTTCAGAAGGTGTTACTATAGATTATGTTGATCCAGCTAAATTAGTTTATTCATATACAGAATCTCCTTACTTTGATGACTTGTATTATGTTGGTGAAATAAAAACAATACCTATTAACGAGTTAGCTAAACAATTCCCTCATTTAGAACAATCAGATCTAGAAGAAATAAAACAAAGCTCTTCTTTATATAACAAAGATCATTATCAACATAGCTATAGTTATAAAGAAAACGATAAAAACAAAGTCCAAGTTTTATATTTTAATTATAAAACTTATATGAACGAAGTTTACAAACTTAAAGAAACTAGCTCTGGAGCTGAGAAAGCTATACAAAAAGACGATCAATTTAATCCACCAGAAAATATGGAGGGTGATTTTACTAGGCTAGACAGAGTTATAGAAGTTTTATATGAAGGTGCAATAGTAGTTGGCACTAACAAGTTGTTAAAATGGGGTATGGCTAAAAATATGATGAGGCCAAAAAGTGATTATACTAAAGTTAAAATGAATTATAGTATAGTAGCACCTCGTATGTACAAAGGCAAAATAGATTCTTTAGTAAAGCGTATTACAGGCTTTGCTGATATGATACAATTAACACATTTAAAGCTACAACAGGTAATGTCACGTATGGTACCAGATGGTGTTTATTTAGACGCTGATGGTTTAGCTGAAGTTGATTTAGGTAATGGAACTAATTATAATCCACAAGAAGCGTTAAATATG